TTGACTTGATGTCTTTCCGCCCTGCTCACACCAACCGTCAGAATAAACTCTGTACCAAGAAGTTCCATTCACATAGTTTTCTGTTAAAATACCTTTTGACGTAGGGACATTAGATAAATCAACATCTGCCTTGCCATTCAAGTCTGTTGCAATTTCATCAATATCAACTTCTATATCTGTTTTTGTTGAAGTAGCAATTACAATATAGTAAAGAACCTTAATAGATTGAGGTTGAACTGTGTTTGAACGTCCGTATATTGGGTTTGATGCTGAAGCCGTTCCTGTTTGGAATGTTCCTGTACCATTATAGTAGAACAAATCACCGCCCAAGGCTCTATAACCATTATTTACTGTAGAATAGCTATGCGTGTGGTCTGGCAACCCAGCCTGAGTTAAATCACCTAAGTTAGTAACCCCACTTGCACCCTCTACAAAGCCTGTAATCTTAGGCAACCTTACAGTTCTATTTGTACTGTTATAAACAAACTTACCACAAACACCGTAGTTTGTAACGCTATCTTGCCAACTTGCTTCTGTTGTAAAATAATTTGCACTTGCATCATAAATACTTGCAATATAATCAACAAAATCACTATATATGCCATTACCGTCAATCAACGCACCGTCTAACAAGTGTAAACCTGCATCTGTCAACGGTATTGTTGATTGAATTATTTCGCCAATATTTCGTGAGCCACCACCACTGGTAAACTCTTCCCAATTAACCGTATCTGTTTCAGGGTCATGATTTACGTTATTGTCGGTTTTTGAAAAATAAATCTTCCCATTTTTTGAACAAAACCCATTAGTATAATAGTCTGTTGCACTATCCCATTCGGGAATGCCTTGTTGTAAAACATAAGCGTTTTGATAACTTAATACTTTATCAACACCTGTTCTTTCTGGAAGTGTTGGAAACTGTTGTGTTGGTGTTACTGCATCTATCCACCCATTAGACCATGCAGATAAGTTTTGAATTGTAGCAACATCACTAGTTCCTACATAAGTACCAGCTTTTGCTGAACCAAATTGACCTATCTCTGGGTCTGCAAGTGTCCCGTCTGCTGTTGCACCAAAAACTTTGGCTGTAACTCTTGTTAATTTTGACATTTTTTATTCCTCTATTAAATTAATTGTGCATCCTGTTGGAGCAAGTAAAACATTTTTATAAACGGCAAGCTGAAAAAGATTATGCATTGAACTAGGATAATGATATGTAACTTCCATTACGCCCCATGTAGTATAAACTTGTCCATTACTCCATTTCCATATTGCATCATCTATATTTTTATTAGTGAATACTATTGAGTTTTTAATAATTTTCAACTTTATTAGTTGTCTATAAATATCATCACCCATTTGGTTTACTTTTGTTCGGGTGTCTTGCCATGCTTTATATGTTAAAAAACCACCGTTATTATCAGCAAAATTAGAGTATAAAGAATAACCACCTTGCCACTGTTCATAAGTATCATCTTGAACATTTGAGTAATTTACAAGGGCGGTATAAGGTTGTTCCCATAGGTCAATGGCGTTGTAATATCTATCAATACCAACCCATTTGCCAACCACATCTAATTGTGCGCCAATGCTTTCTTCAACATTTAAGCAAAGATCTCTTATTTGTAGAATTAAATTGTTTGCAAAGGTTAAATCAGTCATCAATTCTATTAGTTGTCGATTTCTCTTTGACTGATGATATTGCAAAATGATTAAATCTTTTGCCCAATTTTTTATATCTTGTAAATTTTGTAAATAATCCATTATGAACCTGTATTAATTGTTATACGACTTGTATCTACAGCAAATTTGTTTGACAAAGATGATGCAGCAATATAATCTGACCAATTAGTCCCATCTGTTGATATTTCTACATTTAATGCATAAGCATTTCCACCATCAGCAAGTAACGCATTCGCGCAAACCTCTGTCGCCCTTGATGTTTCAGCATCTTCACTAATTCCATAAGTCAAATTTGTTGCAATATATTCTTTTACTCCATCTATATTAATTTCACTTAGTTGTGTGATTACTTGTAAATCAAATTGAATATATAATGGAACGACTGTTGCTCTATCAAAATTAATATTTATAGTTTGCATATTAGAAGCAATGATAGGAACAGTAACACTTCCTCTTGTTCCCGTTCCACCCATATTAGTGTAAATTATATCTGCAATATCTGTATTTGCACCACCTTCTACAATAAGCCATATATAATGTGGTAATGTTCCAGTGGCATCTGTAGTATTTCCTACATTTTGGTGTCCTTGAACCTCTACAACACCATCTAATGCTTGTATGTTTGAAATAATTGTATCTAAGTTATTTTGGCTTTTTATCTCTGTTGAGCGATTTCTTCTTATTCTAAAATCGCTATCGCTTTCTTGCTCATAACCTATTGAAGTAGCCCCAACGCTGTTTATTACATTAGTTACACCTTCTACAATTGTAACTTGGTTTGTTATAGTACCTATAGTTGGCACAACTTCGCCCATTTTTTTTGCTCTAAATTCTTTTGTTGTAGTTCCTGTTGTAAGAGTTGTGCTATCAACTAAATACCAAATATTCCCATTGTCATCTGATAAAGCATAAGCAGAAGCTTCTGGTTCGTTATATGCACCATCTAAACCTTGTAAAGATACTGTTTTGTTGACCGTAATAGCAATATTTTGTAAGGTATATGCACCAGCTTTACGGGTAAGGTAATTAATTTGATAGCGGTTATCTTGTACTGATCCCACACATTTATCAGGATCACAAGAATTATAAACCTCTGTTATTTGTTCTCTTATAACTGATCCTAATTGAGCTAAAAGCTGTATTAATTGACCATCAGGGGTATTAGAGTCAAAGTTTAATATTTCTCCATTTTGTGAATAAATGTCTTGAAAACCTGTTTGTAAATCAGAAACAAGTTGCAAGTTGTCTTTGGTTAATAATCCGTTATACGTCAGTTCATCTGTATCTGCCATAACTACTCCTATATTGCAAAATCAATTGTTATCGGTTCATTAGTAAATTCTGTAAATACTCCGCAATTACAACTATAACTGCGATCTTGTAAGTTACTTGTAAAATTTACAACTGAAATTACACCAATTCTATTTGAAATTGTGTTTATTATATCTGTATCTAAAAGATCTTTTTGACCACGTTTTCCCATTCTAGTAGCCCAATCAATCCCGTTTTCCATAGCAAAAAAGCAATTATACTTCCATTCGTATAATGCAGTGTAAACATCTTGTATTATTTGGTATTGATCTTTTTTGTAATCTCCATAAGAATGTCCGAAACACCATTCTGAACATCCTTCACTATCTTTTCTTATTGCTCTTACTAACATTAGCTTATACTCTTTATAATTCCATTTGTTACTGTAATTGTTTTATTGTCTTGAGAAATAAAAGTTCCTGTTGCTCCGCTTTGATCAACTAAACTTGCACCAGTTATAGTACCCGAAGATGTTGTATTTCCTGTTTGCGTAATATCACCTGTTTGAGTAAAATTTCCAGTTAATGTTGTATCTCCATTAACCTCAATAGTGCTTTCTAGGAGTCTAATATATGTATTTTTGTAAAAAATATTAAAGCAGTCAGCAACCAACTCAATCATATTAGGTAAAGAACGAACCCCACATATAAATATTGCATCTGATAAATTATGGCATCTATCATAAGCTAAGGTTCCACTTTGACCTGTGGAAAACCAGGTTTCCATTTCTCTATCGTTAAAAAGCAATATGCCTTCCATACCTTGAGTAATCGGATATGTTATTCCAGTATTACCCCATCCCATATAATGTACTTTTGCATATATTAAAGGATAATCTTGCAAGACTTGGTTTCCGTCGTCTTTAAGACTTAATAACCTTTTATTTGCAACTCTACATGATACTGTTAAATTTTCAGGATAAAATGTATCTACAATGGCAACCTTTACACAATTAAGATTATAATTAATATTTTCTCTTAATGCTTCTAATGCACTTATTAAAGTAGTTTTATTTGTAAGATTTTGATTATTTAAAGGCATCTAAAACCTCTCGTTCGGATCCATACTTACGTGAATACCCCATTTGTATTTTAATCCTATACCATAAGCCCATCCGTTTTTGAATACAGCTTTATATTCAGCCAAAGGAACACCTTTAATTGCGAAGTCAATTGCCATTCCTTTTACGTGATTGCTTCCCTTGGCACTTCCTTCAGTATTGGCATTATTTTGAGGAGTTCTACAACCACTTAAAATAGTTATTTTCTTACCAGGGTAATTATCATTTAAGAAGTTAGTAAGATTTTCAGCTATTTGCTTACATCTTCTTAGTTTTTCTAACGTTACCGCATCCTTAACATCAGCAGGTTTGTTCTTGCTATTTGAATAAAACATTTCCCACCAAGTTATCCTATTAGTAATTGGTATACGTGGTACTTGACCATTATGGGTTTTAATGTAGGTGTAAATTACTAATATATCACCTGATAGAGGAATGTTAACGGGGGTTGTTTTATTTCCTTTTACTTTAGCAGGTTTTGTGCCCTCAGGATTATTTGTAAGATTGATGTTAGAGTTTGTCAAATATCTTAAGTATTGTAATTGCAATGTGGTTGTTCTCGTTCCACCTACTGAACCTGAAATCATACAGTTATGTGTATAACCAAGAACTTTAAATTGACCATCAAATGCTGCCCAAGTTGATGATTTTATTTCTACCAATTGTCCAACTCTAATTGTTGGTTCAAAAAGCATATTTATTTCTAAAATAGCATCGTATCTTTTAGGTGTATCTAATAAACCAGTTTCGTCACTTATTAAATATGTTTGATAGCCTTCTAAAACTTCATTGTCATTAAGGGTATTAATAACCCCATTATCAACAAAAGTATGACCACCAGTTAATTCATTTATTACCCAAAATCCATTACCTTCAAACACCGTAGGAGAATTAAATGTTCCGTTTAAAACGCCACATTCACCTTGTTTAAGGTTTGGAAATTGAGACACTAGAAACTTATATGCTTCATCAAATGTTGTACCAGCATCGAATGTAACACTTGTATATTGTGTTAATACATCAGGATCTAATACTTCTATTTCTGTAATAAAGTCAGTTCCTTGTCTTTCAGAATAACATTGTTGAATATAACCTAAACATACAAGAGTAAGTGACTCGCCATAACCAGCTTCAAGAGTAAGCATTTTCCTTTTAGTAGGATTTAATAACAATTTGTCTTGATAAATACTTTCTCGTGTTACTGCGTCTAGGTTATATATTGTAATTATTGCCGAATTAACATCAGAAAGAACTGCTTTTGTTACATTAAAATGTATTGTTATAGGATCTGTAACAACTGCATGAAAAACCTCGCCATTTTCTTCCCATTGTAAAGTTAATCGATAATGGCATTGAAATTTATTTGGCAGGTTCATTGTATATTGTTTCCTCTATTTCTTGAACATCATTAGAGTCTAATAAAACCATAATAAAATCACCACTGGTAAAAGCATTTATATTAAACGGATCGGCATTTCCACCTGATAAAAAGCCTATTCCAAATGGTATTATGTTTTTCAAGTGTCTTAATGCATTAAATGTAAGAACTACTTTATTTCCATTATTAATATAATCGTTATATTGAATATCAAAATACCAAGAATTTTGGCTTGCATAGTAATAAAGTCGCATTGTTGCTGTTTCATTATCTTCAAGTCTTAAAGTAAATTTTTGTTTTGGTTCGTCTGTTATTGATGTTATTATTTGCATATATTATTTAGCCTTCTGTAATGCGGCGTTCACTGTTCCTTTTAATAGTGTATAAAATACTCTTATTAATTTTACTTGAGGTAATGTATAACCATTTTTTGTTTTAGATACATTATCTACATATTTTTTAATAGAGTCTTTTGCCTTTTCTATACCCGCTACAAAAGTTCCTTGTGGAACCTCTTGTGCTTTTGCTAATCCGTTTTTTGCTTCCGAAGTATTAGCGGCAATACCTGAATATTTTTTAGAGTCAACTTTTGTGGTTTTTGTAACTGCAACCCTTATTTCTTTTACCGTTACTTCAATATCAGAAATGTATGCATTATTACCTTGATGTGCTGATACACTTTGAATAAAATATTTTTTTTCATATATGTATAACTCTTTTAATACTTCATCCCCAAATGCAAGATTTGTCAAATGAACAGGTAATCTGTTTTGCATCATATAAACAAGCATTTCATATAAAATTGCTTGACGTTTTCCTTGAAGTTGATTTGCCTTTGTGAAGTTGTCATAGATTTTTTTATAGCGATCGTAACTACTTTCAATTTGTTTAACTACGTTTATAGCTGCTTGTGTATAACTGCTTACAGTTCCCGATAAAGAAGAAATAGCGTTTACTGTATCTATCGTTTTTGAAAAAACAGGGTGTTTAATTTTTTCTTCTTCAAATTTTTCCAGAAACTTATAAACGTTTTCGTAAAGAACTTCACCTACACAGCCTCTTAAACGATATATTCTGGGTTTTATGGCAATATGGTCTTGTAAGGTATAATTACTTTCTACCCAGTTGTCTGTAATATCGGCAGATACTGTGCTTGTTTCATCTTGAATATAATCAAAAAGAACAGCAATATATTTCCAAAGTCCACTATATTTATTATTAGTTGTTTCTACATCCATAGAAACAGCGCCACTTAATACTACACCACTATTAAATGCTTGATCTAATCCTGTCATTATCGTTTAGTTCCTGCCAAATATTTATTTACTGCATTGTTTAAATTATCAATTACTACTTGTTGCGGTTGTGGGTTATTATAGAAATGATTTACCATATTGCTATTTACATTTTGATAACTATATCTTAATGCTGAGTCATCAACTGGAGCATTTTCTTGATCTTCGTTATTATCTTTATCTTTCCATAATTTAATTAAGTCGTATACTAAACCAATTGCAAATACTACTTCTAAAATTGTTGCAATTATTGCTCCAATTCCAGTTTCAGCAGTTGCAGCTCCAGCAACCGCAGTTGTAGCCATTTTTGTTCCTTGTTTAGCTAATAATTTTTTGGCTTGTTTGCTACCAAAAAAGCCAAGCATTCTTCCCAAAAAACCTTTACCAGCAGCTTTGCCTACAGTTTTACCAGCACTACCGCCCATCATTCCCAAGCCTAAGCCTGCTAAAAGACCACCGCTTCCAAACATAGAACCAGCTATTCCTAAACCTGCTACTTTTAAAAGTCCTTTTAGAATAGGCATTAAAAGGTTATTAACTCTTAGTGCATGTAATGCTATTATTCCAAATAATCCTGCTATATCTCTAACAGTAGTAACAGTTTTTTCATTGCTAAATGCGTTTGCAAGGTTTAATGCAATCTTAGAGGTTGCATCCATTATTTTTATTGTAATGGGCATTATTGCTTTCAGAAATCTCTGTTTAGCAAGTTCCCATCTCATATTATTTTTTTGTTGTTGTAAAGTGTATTTTGCTAACTCTTTACGTTCTTCTTCTGTTAATTGAAGTTCTTTTGATTGAACAACTAAATCGCTATATTCTTTGTCAGTTAAATTTAAGACATTTAGCCATTCTCTCGATAAGCCCAAATTGTCTAAGACATAAGTCTTTTGAACTTCGCTCATTGATTTAAAGCGTTGTCTTAATGCATTAACAAACTGATCTGAGTTCATCCCCATTGGGTTCATGCCAAGCTGAGCAAAAATAGCTGAGCCTTCGCCTGTCATTCCCAATTTGAATATTCTTTGTTGTAAACTTGTTAAATCACTTGCAACTTGTTCTACAGGCAAATTCATTCCTGACAGTTTTGCAACGCCCGCCATTCTATTTAGCCTGTCTATTGACATTCCTGTTTGGTTAGTAAAGTTTACAAATAACTGATTTGAACGTAAAAGACTATTCCCTAACCTGTCAAGAACTGTAACTACTGCACCTAGGGCGGCAACCAGTTTTACAGACTTCATTATTAAGCCACCAGTTGCTTTTATATTTTCTACAGTTCTTAATGAATTTATCTTCTGAGCAAATGCATTCTTAATGGTTTGTTTTTCTTCATCACTTTGTGCATTTTTTAAATCAGTTAAATATTTCTTTAATAACTTCGCTTTTATACTGGCTGCATCCATACCACTTAATGCTTTTTTAAGCGGTTTTATATCACCAGTTATTCCAAGCTCAATAATTAGTTCTCCAAGTTTCATTATTTGTCAGCCTTGTTCATTTCTAAAAGAGTATTTTTATATTGCCTTGTCATATTTTCAAAATGAAACGATTTCATAACTTCGTCTATGGGGGCGGCATAGATGGCGGAGGGATTGCCACCATACCACCTCGCTTTTGCAAGCGTATAAATTATCATTTCCTCTTTAGTTACTGTAAATTTAACAATTGGGCAATTTTCCCTGTTTGTATGTGGGTTTTCCACGTAGAAACAAGGCTTTTCAAAAAAGGGCGTAAGTTTTCCTCTACGCACGCCAAAATTATCTCATAATAATCTTCCCTTGCTTCAGGTATTGCCTTATTATCAAACAATTCTAAATCTATTTTATATGTACTTTTATAAGTACAATACTTTAAGCATTCAAAAACTACTTCGTTAAATTCCTCTGAGCCATCCAACGCTAATAAAGTATTTTTAATAAACTCTATAATGCCTGAAAGATCTATATCTTTATCTAATAAATCTTTTCCTCCACCTTCTTGAACCTTTAATCCAATTGGGTGTTTTATAAGTTCTTTTGAGATAACTTGTTTTAATCTCAAAACATCTCTTGTGGATGCACAATTAATTACTACTCTGTTTCCAGTATTTGTTGCGTTAAATTCTTTCATTTTATCCCTCCAGATTTAATTTTATAAAGAGTTTTTGAGCGTACAGGATAAATCCCTCGCCTACAATAAGAAACTCGTCTTATTTAGTTTCCTATACGCTCAGCTCTCTTAAACTATACTTCTTTCTGCATTAGCAAATTGGAATACATATTCTACTACTGCTTGGTCTGTATTACCAGCCACGTCGATTGACATATTTGGCTTTTTAGAAATCATACCACCCCTTAATAGATAAGTGTTATATGATACATTTCCAGCACCATCACCAACTTGTTTTACTACAGATCCATTTGCGAGAATTGTACCTGCAAACCCTTTTGACTTAGGTATCATGCCATTAAATCGTTTATCATCACCACTTGACATTAAAATTCTTATTGTCAATGTAGCATTGTTCCCTTTTTCATCAAGTGCAAATATTGTATTACCATTTTTACCTGTTGACATCTGGAACATTTCGTTTGGAATATCAAGTGTTCCTATCGTATTATCGGCAAAGTCAACTACGGGTAAATCATTAATGATAACAATATCATCACCTGTTAATGCGTATGTCGTCATCTTTTTTACTCCTTATGCTGAAATATTTACTATTACGTCTGAACTATGAATTGCCCCTGCTGTTTTCACTGCAATCTGAATTAAAGGTGCTTTTCTTTCTTCTCTATCTGCCTGAGATTGTTGAGAAATAGGCAAGCTATAAATATAATAGCCTTTTTCTAATATATTTCTTTTGAAATCTTCTGGGTTTCCAAAAGGAATTGGCGTTTCATCGCTCCAACCTACACCAGTACCAATGTAACCATTTCTTACACCTTGTGCTAATGAAGTTTCATAAGCGTTTTTAAGTCCTGTCATACCTGCTTCGGTTTGAGGAATTTTAGTGTTAGTTTTTCTCAAATAGTTAAAACCAACAACTTCTAAATCTTTTTTCAGCCATAATTGACCTGTTGCATCGTCTGTATATCCATTGTTATTATTAGATAATACAACTCCAAGACCCTCTAATGAACCATATATATCAACTCCGTTTGTTTTAGCAGAATTTACATAAGTTTGATTTAAGTTCAAATCAGGTAAAATTCCAGTTAATGTCTTTAAGTTCATTGTCAAACAAGTATCTACACCAGTATAGTTTGTTGAAGAAGCTATTGTTGAATAAGTTGCAATAGCTTGTTTTGAACCATTTGCACCTGCATAAGAATAAGCCAATGTTCTTGTTTTCCCATTTCCAGCAGACTTGATGTTTGCACCTAATTCGGAAATGTTTTTAAGTGATTGTATGCCTTCATAGTATATATGGTCTTTTCCTTGTATTGCAGTTGAGTTTGCTAATATCAAAGAATTTTCGCAAAATTGAGTTGTTAATACTCCACCAAAGAACGCCATTTCTTCTGCTTCTGCAACGGCTTCTGCCAATGTTGTTCCTGATGCATCTGCCCCTTGCACTGTTGTTACATTTGCACCGTCTAAATATGAAGCACCATATAAATCTGTGCCTGCACCAGTAGTTGTTTTTAATACAAGTTCGCTATCTGCACCATATCTTCTTGAAGAAAACTTGATTTTATTAGTATCAACAACTTCAATATCACAATCTACGTTTGTGTTTTTTAATACTGTAACTACATCTTTTACATCTTCTATGCCAGATAAATTAAGTCCAGATAATGTGTAATCTGTGCCATCTACTCCTATTGTTAAAGACCCATTTGTAACAAGTTTCAATGCTGTAATTTTTGTAGATGTAATTGCTACGGTAGTTTGATTTTCTGCTATTGCGTTTGTTCCATTATAGTGGAATACAAATAATGAACCCTCACCAGTTCTTAAATTGAAAGCTGGTGTAAACAATGCTCTTGCCATCTTGCTTGTTAAACTGTTTGTACCATATACAGCTTCTACATCTGCTGATGAAATTGCAACCAAGTATGGGTCTATACTTGTTGTAGGTTCGTTAGAAAATAACGCAATATTATTTGTTTTGTACTTTGATAACCCTTGTGGCAATGCCGATAAAGATATGTTTATGACATTCCCTAACGCTATTTGTGTCATTCTTTACTCCTTTTTTTTATTAATTATTCGTTACGATATTATCTTTAATCGTAAAATCTGCAAATTGATTTGTTTCTGTGCTTGCTTGTGTTCTAAATGTATCATAGTAATCTATTGGCATTACCTTTTCATGCCATGACAAGCAATTAAATCTTATTGTAAATCTATTTATATCAGAACCGCCCTCTAAACCCGATGTGTTAAAAGTATTAGACATCTTACTTATTCTGAATTGATATTTGTCTTGTAATTGTTGACTATATGTACTTGTTAAAGAAGCCTGTACTTCCCAAAATCTCTGTCTTGCTTCGTTATTTTTAGAATAAACATCAACTTGCATTTGTCTTTGTTCATTCAAACAAACCCTTTCATAATATACAAGTTCGTTATTTTCATATCTTTCAAAATGCTCACATCTATTGGCAAAGGTGTTTGTACTTATTGTAGATACGGTTATTTGCAAATTTGGAGTATTAAATAATTTTACGTTTTGTCCTCTTATTACCACCGTAGGAATTTCATTACCATTTGCATCAAAACCGTAATTTTCGGGCAATACTAAGTATTTTCTTATTAAATCTACTATTATTTTTTCAACTTCAATTTGCATCATAGTCCCTTACTAATTGATACTCAATAAACCCATTTAGCGAATAATCTTTAATAGCCATTACCTTATATCGTTTATTATTAAAAGTAACCTTATCTGCTGTATTTAAATTAAGAGTTCCTGCTACTGCGTGTATCCATATCCACTCCCAAGACCTTTGTCCCTCTGGCTTTGATATTAGTTGTTCATCTCTTAATGGTTGCCATACACCCATAAAGTTGATTGTTTCATCTTCAAAAGAAACATCACCATCTGTAACAGATTGTTTTCTTTTAATGAGCTGTAAAGGTACTTGCCAACCAGACAGCGTTCCTGCCATGTTAGGCATGTTTGTTAAACTAGCTAATGGATTATAGTTATAAGTCATTTACTTGCCCTTTACGACCTCTGTACGCCCTCTTATGATAACTTTTGGTCTATTATCTTTAACTTCTTTTTTAACTTCTTTTTTAGTTTCTTTTTTAGTCATAATCTTCAACCTCAAAATCTATCTTTTGTCTTAATTCGCCAGTATCTAGTAATGGTTTTGATGAACCTTTCATCGCAACTGTAAATGGGCTGTTTGGTTTCCATTGTCCAAAGCCCTCGGTTTCAAATGCCTGTAAAACTATTTCTTTTGCACTTAAACCAAGCATTGTTGCTAGAGTTCTCATATCACCAGTTTTTATGAAATACTTGACGATATAATCAACATCTTTTGTATCTAATTGATTTTTTAATTCTTTTATTATTGCATTTTTTCGTGATAATGGCATTTGCAAGAATGACCTTGCTGGAATGTGTATATATCCATCACCGCTTTTTTCTAGTTTTGGCAAGCCTAACTCTTTTGCTGTCAAAGATAAAAACCCTGCCATTTTTTGTGTTATTTTAATATCACACCCAAATTCTTGAATTGCACCCAAACCAGCATTATCAAGGTCTTCCCCTCTTTCATCAGAACCACCTTTATCGGCAAGTAAACCCACCTTTATGCCATGCTTTTTTGACATAGCTTCTATAAGTTTTTTTAACTTGCCAAATTTTATATCTGCTTTAATTTTAGTCAAAGGTTGTTCTTCCTTTTGAAAGTATAATGTTTCCTAATAAGAATGGCCTTATAAGTGATAAATATTTTCTTCCATATCCGTTTTGTGCATACATACTAAATGATGGGTTGTTTAGCATCCATTGAGGTATTGCATAACTTTCAGATACGCTTCCAACAGATTTACTTTGAACTATTCCACCACCACCCATTGGCGACATAGCATTTTGAAAATCTATGGTTAAGTAATATGCAACCAGATATAAAAATATTAGCTTTGCTTTACACTTATCAGAAAATAAACCCTCATTAAAGTTTACACTTGCTTCTGCTATTGCATTTAAAATATCTGCATCTTGGGTATAATTAAGTACATTTCCATTATATGTTGTCCAATCGTCTGTTACTGTTGGTAAAGACGTTACACTATCTTTTTTACATTGATAAAATTGTCCATTATAATACACAATGTCATTTTTATTATAAGTTTTGTTTTCATATAAAGGAAGATAAACAGGTGTAAATCTCGGAAATTGTGCTTTAAAATCTTCTGGATATATATTCATTTTCAAACCTTTTTAGAATAAGCATAGGGGGTTTCCCCCCTACACCTATTTTGCTTTTTTGGAAGTATTTTTAGTTGTTTTAACTTTTGCCAACTGTTCTTTAAGTTTTTTGTTTTCTTCTTCCAAGTTGGCAACTTGTTCTTTTGATACATACTCTATTACATTAGGATGGTTTAAAAGCAATTTTGCAGTTTTATCATCAACATCTTTGACTTCACCTGCTTTAATAAACTCTAAACCATACATAATTGAATATGCATTTTTGTTTTCTACTTTCATTTTTCCCTCTCTTTGTTTGATTATTGTACGTCTGCATATAACATAGAACCAATACGTTTTACATAAGGTGTTGTGAATTGACCCTCTGCATCAGAAATCAAATCTAAAGCACCTTGTGGGAACAACGGATATGGGGTATATGGTTTCGGTAAGTGCATAATCAAATTGTCTTCGTCATTATTATAGAATACATAACGACCTTTAGTTGCATCACCACCAGCTGTTGCACCAGTGCAATAAGTTGCATGAACAATTTTGAAATCTTGTCCAACAATACCTTGAAATGCTCTTTCCATTACAGACAATCTTGTTTCACCATAAGCACCATAAGGTTGTTGTAATGATAAGTATGCTTTTTGAGGAATTAACATTCTGTTGAACATCATTGTTCCGTCTGAATTAGTTGCATAAACACCAGCTACACTTCCTAAGAATGTTTGGAATTGTGCATCTGTCATTGTGTCTAGTTCAGCTGTCATCAATGTAGTATTTACTGTTACGTTAGGTTGATTTAACAAACCAAAAGATTTGCCATCGCCTAAGCCTTTGAATGTAGCTTCCTGCAAACCTAAGTCCCAGATTTTCTTTCTTGATTTTTCGTTTTCTTCGATAATTGAGAAAGTTTCTGCGTTGATTGAAGCCATTTTAACTAATTCATTTCCAACAGTATATTTCATACGCCAGAAGTTGTTAGGAATTGTTAATGCACCAATTTTGATGTTAGAACTTGCATCTGCATTAATACCTGATGCTGTCGGCTCAATTAAGCCTGATTTGAACGGGTCACCAACATAAGCTGATGCAAATTGTGTTAAGTTAGTTGAATAAGCACCAGTTCCTACTTCAATTTTAACGAAGTCAGAAAGTTTTTGTCCCATTAATTCATAGTATAATTTGTTTACTACACCTGATACTATTTGTGTAGTTGTTTCAATAGCTTGTTCAAAACCAGCTGTTGTTCCGATACCAGAGTTTGATACTTGCAATCTCATAGTATCAGCGTATTGTTCTTCTGTTAATAAACCAATTTTATTTGTCATTTTTCTACTCCTTATGATGCAACGCCTAAAGTGAAGTCCAGTTTAACTTGAATTAAATCACCTGATGCTGTTGCTTTTGTTAATGCGATACCACAGAAAGCGTTTTTTGATGTTGTGGTATCATCGACCTTAATACCTGAAATAATAAATTGTAATTTGTCCCCTACGTCAACTGCTGAATTTGCTTCACACCAAACTACATCACCAGTTTTAGCAATAGCAAATCTTTCGCCTACTTTAACTTCGGGTTTTCTTACATTGTAAACTACCATTCCGTAAGGAACGTCTGTAACAGCACATGCAACACATACTGGGTGGTCTGTACTTGTGCTTGAAGCATACAATTTAACAAACTGACCTGCTTTTAGTGTGTCTGTTGCTGTTGCTGAATAAAATTCCACATTGTGTTCTTGTGGAAGATTAGGTAATAAAGCATATTGTCCTTTTTCAGGAGTAATGCTTGTACCTGTTAATGAAAATGCTTGTGTCATTTTTTCTACTCCTTTTGTTATTAGTAATTATTTCCTAGTTCAATTCTGTCTGCTCTAGAAACATAGGTTTTTGCTTGTGATTTTCCGCCATAAATTGCTTTTCTGACGTCATCCATTGAATTTTTCGCTTTTTTGCATTTGTTTTCGACCTTTTCTTCTTCAACGATTTCTTCTTCGTCTTCGTCTTCTTCTTCGTCTTCTTTGTCTTCGTTTTTAGCTTTTTTGTTTTTTACTTCTTTTTCTTTTAGTTCTTCTTTTTCTTCTTCTTCAAGTTCTTCATTTTTGGCTTTTTTGTTTTCAGCTATTTCTTTTTCTTCCTCGAACTCTTCGTCTCTTTCTTCTTCATCAACTGCATTTGCTACAATGCCTTTAATAAAGTTTTCTAAGTCTTCAAATACTGTCATGATTAAGTCTCCTTTACTATTGTTTACTTTTTTATCTAATTTCTCTTGTATCATTTTTAGACTATACTCGGCATTTCCACCAAGTTGTCGTTGCCATGCACCCTGCGTGGGCGACCATCTAAAACCATGAGATTTTAATATACTTCTTGTGTCTGCATCTGGTTTCCCATCAAATTTTAATTGCAACCTGTTCAAGTCTGCGTTTCTTTCTATTTGAAAGCCATGTTTTGATGTTTCGCTTGCTGGTCTGTTCGTTTGTGCTGTCTTATTCTTATGAATGTCAATTACTCTGTCAATAATTCTTCTTTTTTCAGCACTATCTACACCTCTCTTATACTTTTGAGCAAGTTTGCCTATTGCGTTTACATCATCAGCACTTATTCCTGCCTTACTTCCTTTATATGTATCTTCCTTAAATTCAAAGTTTGACATTATGGCTTCTGCATATTCTCTTCTGGCTTTAGTTAATTGTTTTTTATACTTTTCTGCATCAGCCCATGCTTCTGCATACTCTTTATTGCTTATTCCACTTTGCCATCTTTTACTAGAAGCATAATCATATTTCTTTTTAATATCTTTGTATGTTGCTTCTGCTGTAGATAAATCAGTCTTTGTTGCAAGGGCTTTTGTTTCTTTATTGTCCCCAGCATTAAGGTATTCTCTTATTGCCTTTTGCATGCCCTTTTCTGTACTATATGACTTGCTAGTTTTGTTGCTAAAGTGAACCGTAAATCTTGATTTATCGTCATGCGACCAATCGTCAACAACTGCGAATTTATCACCCTTTCTATATGATTTAAGGTTTTTACTATCAAGCATATAACCTTTTTTGTCA